TAAGAAAAGAAATACAATTAACAAACTTTATAATAGACGCTATTGAACAAGAAAAGATAACAGATTTAAAACATATGATTGAGGAAAAAAATGAATGATATAACAAAAATAACTATTGAAATTATTATTGCAATAGTATTAATACCAACATTTGTAGTAGGCCTTATGGTATTTACAACAAATGACTTTTCTTTTTTATCTGGATTTTTATCATGAATATAACTTCAGATTTATTAAACAACATATCATGGGAAGACGGTATAATTTATATTATACTTGGTCTTTTAGTGTATGCAGCTAAAAAATATATTGACAAGAAATTAAAATGAGTGATTTTCAATTAATATGTTTTGGTATTGCATTAGCACTTTTAGTTTATTGGAGTATAGGTGGTTTTGAGTAGAGTATTCTGTATAGGCAATGGTGAAAGCCGAAAAGGTTTTGATTTAGAACAATTGAAACAACACGGCAAGATATATGGATGTAATGCCATATACAGAGACTTTACGCCAGATGTTTTAATTTCAGTAGACCAAGGAATTATGCATGAAATATATCATTCAGGTTATTGTCATGAAAACGAATCATGGTTCAGAGATTGGACAAAAGTACCTGCTATGCATTATGAAATGATGGTCTATGCTGGTCTAACTAAGCTAGAGGTAGATGAATTAAAAAAAACATATGATAGTCATATGGAAAATGAAAGAATTAATCAACAAGAATTTGTTATGCATGGTGCAAACTTATCAGGCATAGCAAACATAATTAAAAAAAATAAATCAAAAGGTACCAAGGTGGTAAAAGAACATGTAAATCATTCTCACCTTTATGTGAGTTGGATATCTGATGAGGATAAATCACATTCTATCATCGACATTTTTGATGATAATGTCGACAGAGGTTGGGCTGCTGGACCTACATCAGGTTATATTGCTTGTAAAAAAGAAAAACCATGTGAAGTTTTTTTGATAGGTCATGATTTAAGAAGTAATAATAATACAGTAAATAATTTATTCAAGGGTACAAAACACTATGTAACCGAATCACATAAACCCACACCTTATCAAAATTGGGTGATACAATGGGACAGATTATTTAAAGAATTTCCAGACATACATTTCTACAAAGTTAATAAAAAAGGTGAACTTGGTAATGATAATGTGAGTTGTAGAATTAATGACTGGAATGACAACAAAAATCTATTTTACATAGACTACCAAACCATGCTTGACAAGTGCAATTAAATGGTATATAATGGTTTTAAATGTATAAATAGTGCTGTAGTGAATGCTACAATATAATAATACAATAATACAAATACTTAATACGGAGAAAAACTATGGATTTTGAATCATTAAAATCTTCATCTAGTGGCTTTGATAAACTAACAAAGGCATTAGAACAAAACCTCAATCCTGAGGACCAAGCAAACAAAAACAAATATCAAGATGATAGATTGTGGAAACCAGAACTTGATAAAACAGGCAATGGTTATGCAGTACTAAGATTCTTACCAGCTTCAGAAGGCGAAGATATGCCATGGGTCAGAGTATGGTCTCATGCATTTCAAGGACCAGGTGGTTGGTACATTGAAAACAGTCTAACAACATTAGGTCAAAAAGACCCTGTATCAGAAGAAAACACAAGATTGTGGAACACAGGTTTAGATTCTGATAAAGAGATAGCTAGAAAAAGAAAAAGAAAACTTTCTTACTATTCTAATGTCTTGGTTGTATCAGACCCAAAACATCCAGAAAATGAAGGCAAAGTAATGCTATTCAAATTTGGTAAAAAGATATTTGATAAAATTACAGAATGTATGCAACCTGCTTTTGAAGATGAAGTAGCAATTAATCCTTTCGACTTTTGGAAAGGTGCAAACTTCAAACTTAAAATAAGAAAGGTTGATGGTTTTTGGAACTATGATAAATCTGAATTTGATTCAGTAAGTCAAGTTGCAGAATCAGATGATGACATTAAGGCAATTTGGTCTAAACAACACAAATTGCAACCGTTTTTGGCACCAGACGCTTTTAAATCTTATGATGAACTCACAGAGAAACTGAATAGGGTTATTAGTGGTAGTGCTAAAGCAGCTGAAACTGTTGAACAAACCGACCTCCCACAGGCAACAGAATCAGCACCAGTACCTACACAAAGTGCTACTCCTATGGCTAGCGATACCAATGAAGATGATTCATTGGACTATTTTAGTAAATTAGCTCAAGAGTAGAATCTCTCTCTCACTTTAAGGAACGGACCCAGCGAGAAATCGCTGGGTTTTCTGTATAAATAGTATCATGGCAAATATATTTTCTAAAATATCAGACAAGACAGGTGGTGTAAAGAAGTCATCTAATTGGTATAGAAACGCAGTAGCAAGTCTGGCTGATACTATTACAGCTAGAAAACTGATGAACCAAGGTAGAGTAAATCAAAGACCTTCTGGTGGAAGACTAAATCTGTTTTTCTATGACCCTAAGACAAAGAATAAATTGCCATACTATGATACTTTTCCTTTAGTATTGCCTTTAGAAGCAATAAAAGGTGGGTTTATGGGTATTAATTTTCATTACCTATCACCCATGATTAGATTTAGATTATTAAATCAATTACAAAGGTTTGCTACTAATAGTAAATTTGATAGTACAACAAGATTAGATGTTAGTTATCAAAGAGTATCTGGATTAGAAAGAGTTAAACCAACAATAAAGAAATATTTGTATTCACATGTTCGCTCTGGTTTTTTAAGAATTGACGCTCAAGATTCACCGACTGCCGTATACCTTCCAGTCCAGCAGTTTAAGAAAAGAAGTGCGAGTTATGTATACGGACAAAGTAGAGGTATATAGATGGCAATACTGAGAGGAGGCACAAGAATATTTGGTAGAGATGTAAGAATCGGTCTATCAAGAGATACATCATTAGATAGTGTAGAAACAGACCCAAGACTTCATCAAAGACAAGGTACAAATAAAGAATCTACATTAGGTAGATTTCAATCTATGGTCAACGAGGCAGAAGGTTTTGCTCGTAAGTCTAAATTCTATATGACATTTAATTTACCAAAAGGTATAAATGGCATTACAGATTTTAATAATCCTGTACTAGACAGTTTAAATCCATCACAAAGAGATGTGCAGTTTGCAGATGAGATTGCAAGTGAAAATGTAGGATTTTCATCATCAGCACAATTAAGGTCAGTAGAACAGGCCAATCAAAAAAGAGTCCATGCATTTTGTAAATCAATACAAATGCCAAACAGACAAATGAAAATGGTAGAGTTTGCACCATACGGACCAAAAAGAAATTTTGTACAGGGTATTGAAAGCGCAGAATTTACTGCTAGTTTTTATTGTGATAAATTCATGAGAGAAAGAACTTATTTTGAACTATGGCAACAAAGTGCATTTAGTAATAATTCTTTCAATGTAAACTACTATGATGATTATGTATCACCGATGGAAATATTTCAATTAGGTAGTTTTGAAAGTGCTCAAGAACGAGATGAAGTAACTTATGCAGTCAGTCTAATAGATTGTTATCCTTCTACTGTAGGTGCAGTATCATATTCACATGAAACAAGCGACTTACAAGAATTTGAAGTTACTTTTAAATTTAGATATTGGGTAAATTACTTTATAGACAAGGCAGGTCAAATAGATGTAGGTTCTCCAGACTTCAAAGTACCAACAGTAAAAAGTGGTGGGCCACTTGGTGGATTATTAAATTACTTGCCAACTCCATTAAGAAGAGCTGGACGAGATGTTATATCTGATTTGAAACGAAGAATACCGATAGGAGACATTACAGGTGGTAGAGTATTCCCACCATTTAGTCTAGGTGGTGGATTTATACCACCAAGAAACATATAAATAGATTATAGTTATATAATAGGAGTATAGTATGGCATTACCAAAAGTGGCTAGTCCACGATATGAATTGACATTACCATCTGAAGATAAGGTTATACAATATAGACCTTTTCTAGTAAAAGAAGAAAAACTTTTATTGATGGCAATGGAAGAAGATAAGAATACTGGTATAGTAAAAGCAGTTACCGATATATGTGAATCATGTACATTTGGTAATTGGGATGTTACAAAAGCACCAATGTTTGATATTGAGTATGTATTTCTCAATATTAGGGCTAAGTCAGTAGGTGAAGTACAAAAAATAAAAGTGCTTTGTCCTGATGATAAAAAGACATATGCTGATGTTGAAGTAGACTTGAGCGAGGTTAATGTTCAAGTAGATGATTCTCATACCAATAGAATCATATTTGATGAAAGCAGACAACTTGGTGTAGTTTTTAAATATCCTACTATTGACCTTATGAAAAATGATGTTGATACAAATAATGTAGACAGTATCATGAAAATGGTTATACATTGTGTTGACCATATATTTGAGGGAGAAAAAATATACCCAGCGAAAGACGCTACAGAAAAAGAGATGTTAGAATTTTTTGAAGAATTAGAACAGACAGCTTTTGCTAAGGTACAGGCATTTTTTACCACCATGCCTAGATTAAGACATGAGGTTAAGGTAAAAAACCCTGAAACAGATGTTGAATCTGAGGTTGTATTACAAGGAATAAATGATTTTTTCGCATAAGCCTTGCCCATAATAGTCTAGAGGCTTACTTTGAAACTAATTTTGCACTTATGCAACATCATAAATATAGTATAACAGAGATTGAAAATATGATACCTTGGGAAAGAGATGTTTATGTATCTTTACTAAAGAATTATATTAAAGAAGAAAACGAAAAATACGAGAGAGAGAAAAATAGGAGAAGATAATTATGATACCAATGGAACTTATTAGTATGGGTGCCTCAACTGTACTTGGTGGAATATTATCCATCATGGCACAAAAAGGTAAAGATGAGGCAGAAAAACAAAAGATGATGATGGAGAGGGCAGGTTTTGCAGCTCAGCAAATAGATAAAGCTAGAGATGTTACCGATTCATTCACGAAGAACACAAGGAGATGGATTGCTTTAATGTGTGTATTTGCAATTTTAGTATTACCTAAACTTGTATTCTTAATTGCACCTGAAACACCAATATATGTTGGTTATACTGAATCAACTTCAGTAGGTTGGTGGATATTTGCAAGTAGTGCCGAAATGACAACATGGAAACCATTAAACGGTCTTGTCATAACGCCACTTGATACACATGTTGTATCATCAATCATCGGGCTATATTTTGGAGGTTCGCTAGTTAGAAGATAATGGCTATCTTAACAGCACAAGACGCTAAAATAATAGGTGAAAGTATAACTTCACCATTACAGACTATAATTCCTGTTAAGTCGTTAGAGGAAGCAACCATAATTGCTAAACAGGAATTAGCCCTTGACAAACAAACAATAAAACAAGATAAAAGTTTATTGGATGTAATGAAATCACTTAAAGATTCTATTATAGATTTAGCTAATAGTGTTAAGGATGGAGTAGGCATACAAAAAGAATTTAATGAAAATTCTACAACATTAGAACAGATAAACAATACACAAATAGAAAAAGGATTATTGCCACCCACTTATATTGCTAAATTAGAAGCACAAGCAGAAAAACAAGAAGAAATACAAGGTTTACAAGAACAACTTAACGCAAATAATGAGGGTGGAGAAGGATTTCAGTCTGAGTTATTTAATACAATCAAAGAAGGTATAATGGCGCCAATTGACGCTGTAAAAGATGGATTTAATTTCTTTAAAGACACACTAAATGAAGGTGTTAATGTTGCGAAAGATACATATGCATTTGGTCAGAAAGCATTTGCTTTTGCTAAAAAACTGTATGCTTTCGATATAAAAGCATTTGCACTTAAAACAAAAGCATTCTTATTAGAAAAGAAAAAGTTTATGTTAGATAAACTAGCTATACTCATGAATCCATTTGTTGTTTTGGGAACTGCCATGTTAGGTCTCATAGCAATATTTGCTAATTTTGGTCCACAAATAAGAGAAGGCATATTAAATGTTATAACTTTCATATCTGATGGTATTAAGGAAGCAATAGGTAAATTAGGTGATTTTTTATATGACGGATTTGTAACTGTTGTCAATGCTTTAATCGGTCTTGTAAACAAGTTACCTGGTGTTAATATTGATTTGATGAAAACAACAGATGAACTGAAAGAAGCAGAAGAAAAGGCAAAATTATCAGAGGGACAAAATCTAGTAGCAGCCGCAGTAGCAAGTGGTGCTGTAGGTGGTGATTTAAGATTAGGTGGTGAATCAGTTATTGGTGGTGATGTTGGCAGTGCATTAATACGAGATGTTAAAAATCAAAAAGACATGGTTGCTAGCAGAAAGACACAACAAGCAGACCTATTTCAACAAAGAGCAGCTGACGCTGGCATGATACCTCCTGTTGTAGTAACAAATGTTAATGACAATAAACAAATGAATACTCAAACAAATGCTGTTAGTGTGGGTGGTGGTGTTGTTGCAAATAATGATGATACTGTTACTAAATTATTAAATGCAGGTTAATAAGGTTTAATACCTAATTCTATTTCAGTTACAATTTTAAATTCAATATTATTATCATCACAATAGTTTTTTGCAGCTTTCCATTTTGCTTGATTTGTAGCAAATGTAACACACTCTTTAACGAACTGTTTAGTTTTTCTTGAACGAGGTTTTGGTTTCATACATTGTGCTTTAGGTTTTATTTCTATCATCATCTTTTTACCATTAGATGTCTTAACAATAAAATCAGGAAAGTATCTATGTATTTTATTATCAACAGGGTTTTTATATGGTACAAACATTTCTTCACTTGCCCAAGCTACAATGTCAGGGTTTTTATCACAATAAATCATGAATCGCTTTTCCCACGAAGAACGATATTGTATATTCTTACTATCACCAACATATTTCTTAGGATTGTTAGGTTTGTATAATCCCTTATGCGGTGCTTTATAGGTTTTATTGCGTTTTGATGATATCATACTACTATTTATCGTATAAATATTATAAACAAATAGAGAGATAATATGGCATTTACATCTAAAATCAATAGTATAGTAAAAGCAGTGCAAAGTAATCTACCTGCCGGCATTGGTAGTCAGATAAGCAACTTTGCTTCATCAATAACAGGTCAAATCCAAAATAATAAGATAGCTGCTAAATTACTTAATAAATCACCATTAGAATTAGATTCAGCAACTCCTTCATCTCATATGAAAGAGAACCCATTTCAATATGGGACAGTACAATATCCACAAGAAGCTGGAAACATGGGTGATGGTCATTATGTTGTATTTGATGTATTAACAGAACAACAATCAGCATTTAAATACACAAAATTTGATGGTACTAATATAAAAAAATTAAGTGGTAAAGATTTATTTAGTGGCGACTTAGGTGCATTAGATTTAGCAAACCCAACTGCTGAAGCCGTATATGATTTAAAACAATCTCAAGCTAGTAAAAGAATAAGAAAACCTAATTCTGGTTTTGCAAAATCATTTGATAGATATACAAACATATCAGACACAATAATGTTATACACTCCAAAATCTTCATTGAACTTTGGATATGGTGTAGAATATGAAGGTGTTGGTACAGGTATGATAGGCATGGGAATAAGAAGTGCTATCGAGACATCAGGTGTTGCAGACGCTATGGGAAAATCAGGTGAATTTGGGGCAGAGGCAATAAAAAGATTAGCAGGTAGTATTGGTGATTTAATTACAGATGGTGCTTCAACAGCAGTACAACAACAAGTAACAGGTACAGCAGTAAATCCTATGTTAGAACAAACATTTAAATCTGTACCATTTAGAAAGTTTCAGTTTGATTATCAATTTATACCTAAAAATGTAAAAGAAAAAGATGATGTACATAAAATTATAAATTTATTTAAGTTTCATATGCACCCTGAATTTGCTCAAGGTTCAGAAGCTAGATTTATAGTACCATCTAGATTTCAAATAATGTACATGTATAGGTCAAAAGAAAACACATATGTACCTAGAGTATCAAGATGTGTATTGACAAATATGGATGTTAATTATGCGCCTGGTGATGATATACAATCATTTAAAGGTGATAATCAAGGTGCTCCAATGTCAAACATTACTATGAATTTACAATTTAGTGAAACAGAAATTATGACCAAAGAAACAATAGCACAAGGATATTAAGATGTATTTTTCTACCTTTCCAACATCAGTTTATGACATCAAAGGTGATGGTAATCAAAAACTTGTAACAGACTTATTTCGCAGAGTAAAAGTTAGAGAAAAAGTATTAAATGAATTTTCACTATACGAATACTATCAGGTGCCTAATGGTGAATCACCTGAAACTACAGCATACAAACATTTTGGTAGTGCTGATTTTCATTGGGTTATATTAATGACCAATAGTATTATAGATAGATATTATGACTGGCCACTATCAGACCAAGATTTTGAACTGTTTATTACAAACAAATATACTAATGCAGATGGCATACATCATTACGAGATTACAAAATCAAGTGGTAAATTGACAGGTAATGGACCAGATGATTACTCACACAAGATAGAAGTAAATAGTACAGTAGCTGGTGCAGCTCCTGTATCTAATAGAGAATACGAACAACGACTACAAGACAAAAAAAGAAAGATAAGACTATTAAATCCACAATTCTTGGCAACATTTATAGAAGAATTTGAAACACTTCTAAATAGATAATATTATGTATGGAACAATTGACCGAAACAAGTTAGAATATCCAGGACACTTTACTATAGGTAAGATTTTTCTTACATCATATAGAACTCAATTCTTAGATGTTCCTCAAAAAATAGATATCACCAATCTGGTTGGTGAAATAAACATCTATGAGGGAATAAAAAATAAAGTATTAACAGGTAATTTAATATTACTTGACGCTCAAGCTGTACCTACACATTTACCATTATCAGGATTTGAAAGATTAGAATTTAAAGTATTTACACCTGGTTGTTCACGAGGTTATGATTTCACAGCTAAATCAGGTCACCCAATGTACATTTATAATATTACAAATAGAAGTGAACAAACAGCTAGAAGTCAGGCATATAAATTAAATTTCTGTAGTAAAGAAATGATATCAAATGAGCAGACTAGAATAAGTCAGGCATATAAAGGTGTAACAGAGAAAGGTGTATTTGATATTGTCAGAACACATTTAAAAAGTAAGAAGGCATTATTTTTAGAAGAAACTAAAAGTAATCATCAATATGTAATACCAAGATTAAGACCATTCAAAGCAATAGACATGCTAAAAGAAGAATCACATAGTAAATTACATAATACACCAGGTATGACATTCTATGAGGACGCTGATGGATTTCATTTTAGAAGTTATGAAAATATGTTAGCAATGACACGAGACAAAGCTAGACCTGTTGTAGCAAAGTTTGCTGTAAAACCTGCTAATGTGGGTGAAAAGAAAGATGTAATAGAGCAGATGAAACAAGTATATGGTTTTAGTATAGATAAGCAGTTTGATACATTGCAGAACTATAGAACAGGCATGTATGCCTCACGAGTAGTTACACATAATATGTTTAATAAAACATTTTCAGAACTAGATTTTAATTATCAAAATGAATATGAACTATCACACCATACAGAACATGATGGTGAAGGTGGCAAACAAGATAATAAATCATTAGCACCTAGATTAAATTTTGGTAATGATAAGTATGTATCAGATTATCCAGAGGGCGTATTACATTTCTTATCAACTACAGAGAAGATGTTTAATGAATATGAACCAGCACCACAAGAACTATTATTGCCTAGAAAGTTAAGCTATCACATGGCATTTGAGACACAAATATTATCATTAGATGTTCCTGGTTTTACAGGTTTAAGTGTAGGTGATATGGTGGCATTTGACGCTCCATCTTATGAACCTGCTAACGACACAAACCCATTAGACAGAGACCCATTCATGTCAGGTAGATATCTTGTTAAGTCAGTTAGACATAGATTCGACTTTGCAGAGAAGAAACACTTCACAAAGATGGAATGTATAAAAGATTCTTACATGAATCCATTACCACAAGAAATAGTAGATACATTTACGACACAAGAATATGATGATTCAAAGGCAAATATTAAACAATATGACTTGGATGATTCTATTGTTGGTGTTGCAACGAGTAACCAAGAGAGTAAATTTAAATGAACGAGAACTTTTTAGGTTTTAACAACTTTATCTGGTGGGTAGGTGTTGTAGAAGATAGAGAAGACCCACAAACACTTGGTCGAGTTAGAGCAAGAATATTAGGTACTCACACATCAGACAAGAACATATTGCCAACTACCGACTTGCCTTGGGCTCAAGTAATACATCCTGTAACATCATCTGGTATATCAGGTCTAGGCAACTCCACATTCTTAGTAACAGGTTCATGGGTATTTGGATTCTTTAGAGATGGTGAGGCACGACAAGAACCAGTAGTTTTAGGCACAATGCCAGGTCTATCAACTGAATATGCAGATACAACTAAAGGATTTTATGACCCTAATGGCACATATCCAAAAGAACTAGAACCAGATACAAACAGATTAGCAGTTAATAATCCACTTATTACAGAACATATATCATTACAAACGAGAAAAGAACAGAGAATAACAGGCATACCAACTGCCGACTTTAACACAGCTACAGGTGCTGGTGGTTCAACTCTTACTGCTGATGATGGTGGTACATTTGATGAACCATTAACAACCTATGCAACTGTATACCCATATAACAAAGTATTTGAATCAGAATCAGGTCATATTAAAGAATATGATGATACACCAGACGCCACACGAATACACGAAAGACATAGAAGTGGTACAGGTTACGAGATAGACCATACAGGAAATCAAACAACTATTATAAAAGGGTTACATGCAGAACTAGATAATGGACATAATCATTATATTAATGGCAACTCAAATATAACAGTAGAAGGTCACCATAAACTATTCATTAATAAGTCAGGCGAGGCAGATAACCACTATACCATACAGATAGGGGCCGGCGCTAATGTCAATATACAATGTGATGATGGAGATATCAACCTTGTAACAACTAAAGGTAATGTTAATATCAACTCAGGTGGCGACTACAACTTGAAGGTGCAAGGTGATTATAATGTAGAAGTACAAGGTAGTATGTCAGAAACAGTAGATGGTACGAAGACCAGCAACACAACTGGTGCTGTTGTACATCGTGGTTCAACTATAGACCTAAACCCATAAGATTATGTCAGATATAATAGAACTAATGGAACAAAGAAGGCTCAAGACCATTAAAGAGCAACTTAATAAAGAACTAGAATACATCAACTACCAGATACAACTGCTAGAAGACCAGAAACGACTAATCCAATCATATATTGATAATCCACCAACAACTGAAAAAGAACTAGATTGGCACGAGAAACCACCATTATCATCAGATGAGATATACTCATTATACGAGAAATACATGAAACACTCATATAATCCAGATGATTACACAGACAAAGACAAGGAATAGATAGAGCTAGAACCCGACAAGGACTTTATCTATTCCACCTTATTTGCGACCAGCTCTTAGAGACTATCGCAGAA